TGATAAAAATAACAATGATGTCATTATAAAGTTTGTTGGTTTTCCTAATGAATTAGCATCAACACTATTTATTAACTATGTTATGCTTTGTATTGGCTTTGACTTTGAACCTACAGATAGTATGCCTAGCAAAAAAATACACTAGATATGGATATTAAGATCCCTTACACACCTAGAAAACATCAAGCATACTTACATAAAAAAATATCAGAAAACAGATGGAATGTATTAGTTTGTCATAGAAGGTTTGGCAAAACAGTTTGTATGATCAATCATCTAATTAGGTCAGCACTATTGTCTAAAAACAAGAACCCTAGGTATGCCTATATAGCACCCACCTTCAAACAAGCAAAGTCTATAGCTTGGGATTATATGAAACAATTTACC